ATGGCTGAAATAACATTATATAACCAGGATTGTATTGCTGCCATGAAACAAATTGATGCGGAATCTATCGATTTGATTGTTACTGATCCGCCATACAATCTTGGCAATTTCATGAAGAAAAGAGATACAAATCTTAAAAAAATGCGCGATAATTTTTTCGGTTCTGCCGGATGGGATGACATGGAATTTGATGAATGGTCAAAGTCTATGGATGAATTTTTCAAGGCCTCTGCAAGAGTAATGAAAAAAGGTGGAACCATGATAGTTTTCATGGCCATCATTAAAGTCGAAACTGTAATACAGTTGGCAGAAAAACACGGATTTTACTATAAAACCACAGGAATCTGGCATAAAACGAATCCAATGCCGAGAAATATGAACCTTCATTTTGTAAATTCGACAGAAGCATGGATCTATTTTACATATAAAAAGAAAACAGGAACATTTAATAATGGTGGTGCGATGTTTCACGATTTTATTGAAACATCTGTAACGCCCAACGGAGAACGCAGGTTTGGCAAGCATCCTACCCAGAAACCAGAAAGTCTCATTCAGCATTTTGTTGAGATTTTGTCGAATCCCAATGACACTGTACTTGATCCTTTTATGGGAAGTGGTACAACCGGAGTGGTCTCCAAACGGACGGATCGAAATTTTATAGGTATCGAGTTAGACGAGGGATATTTTAAGATAGCTCAGGATAGGATTCAGGAGGCACGAGGATGAGACCAAAGGTGATTGATTTGTTTGCCGGGGTCGGCGGATTGTCCCTTGGTTTTGAAAAATGCGGATTTGATGTAATACTGGCAAATGAATATGATCCTTCTATTGCTGCAGCATATGAGATAAATCACAAAGGTACAAAAATGATTGTCGGTGACATTACCGCCCTCGATCTCGAAAAAACCTTTGGCAGCTATGAGGGAAAGGTGGATGTCGTTATTGGAGGTCCCCCTTGTCAAGGCTTTTCACAAAAAGGACAGCGAAAAACAATTCATGATGAGAGAAATTTTCTATTTAAATATTACGTGAGAGTAGTCGGACTTGTAAAACCTCGATACTTTGTGATGGAAAATGTGCCAAATCTGCTTACTGCAGAAGGAGGATATTTCCGTAAGGAAATTGAAGAACTTTTTAATTCTATGGGCTATCAATTGAAAATGGGTGTCCTCAATGCATCAGATTATGGTGTTCCACAAAACAGGCGGAGGGCAGTCATTATTGGTAAACGGAATGGAGACGCACCTGCTTTGCCAGAGCCCCATAATGCAACAGTAACTATTTGGGATGCAATCAGTGATCTTGCCTATTTAAACTCTGGAGAAGGCAGTGAAGAGCAGGAATATCGCTTTGAGCCACAAAGTGAGTATCAAAAAAAACTTCGTAATGGAAGCAATGTGTTGTACAATCATGTGGCTACCAAGCATTCTGAATTGGCGTTAGAAAGATTGGCAATGATTCCGCCTAATGCAGGAAGGGAAGTTTTACCAAAGGAACATCTAACTAAGTCGATCTATAGCGGTACATGGACTCGTATGAGGAAGGACGAAATATCGGTTACCATCACTACAAGATTTGATACTCCGTCCTCTGGTAAATTTACTCACCCGTTTCTTAATCGAGCTATTACTGTCCGAGAAGCTGCGAGAATACAATCATTTCCTGATAGTTTTAAATTTATAGGAAATAAGGGATCGCAGATGAAGCAAGTCGGTAATGCCGTGCCGCCATTATTGGCTGAAGCAATAGCCTGTGTGATACTGAATGATATCGAGGAGGATGGAAAGAATGAATAGGCCCGATAACATACTTGTTTACGATGAGATGGATTTGAAGCTGGGAATTAAATCGTCCCTACCCCATGTGAAAAGCACACTTGCCTTGGCTATCTTGCTGTGGGAGTGTTCGGATCATCCGTCAGAGTTGATTTATTCAATACAGAACGGCGATGAGACGGTTATGACTGAGCAGCTTGAGCAGTGGATTATTGACTATCTGGCGGATATTTGCGATGAAGAACAAATATCTCCAGACGATTTAATAGCGGGCTTTAATCAGAACCAACTTTTCAAGTCCCAGATGGAAGCGCTCATGGTTGCTTTTGAGTTGATTTGGAAACTTGCAAAGGTTAGCTTTGTTGACACAACAAAGGCGGCCAGTGCAGAAAGGACTGGTGGTGTCCGTTTTCCTAAGAAGTTGATGTACTCTATCAATATTGACATCATACACAGTGTGATTAGAGGTAACGAGAATGCCTATTGCAGAGTTCTCTTAGCTTGGACAGGATTTAATGTTCCTACGGATCCTGAGTGCGAGAAAACGCTTATCTATCTGCTGACTGCGCTTTCTGAAGGCGCAGTGTTTAAGTTGACGGATGGAAATCGGGATGTGATTTTCAATCAAAACAGCATATATCGGAAACTGTTGGAAACGGCGGATGCGGTAGATGTGAACGGAGATAAAGAAGCCAAAGGACCACTTCGTATCTTGAAATCTATGCTTTCCGAGGGTATGAATCCTTACCTTCAGTATTCTAATGGTAAAGTTACCGTTGCAACACCGAATAGTGAAAAGCTTGAGGATTATCAAAAGCGTGTTGATACTCTTTTGCGCTTATATGCTACAAAAGTCATAGGATTGGATGATTTAGAGGCCGATACAGAAGGCATCAGCCTTGACGATTTAGAAGAGTCTCGTATCAGTAGTGGCACTAATATTCTTCTGTATGGCGTTCCAGGTTCCGGAAAGAGCTGGACTATTGAACACGAATACTGCAGAGCCGAAAGTCATGTCGAGCGGCTCGTATTCCATCCTGATTATACATATTCGGATTTCGTAGGACAGATTCTGCCGGATGTTGATGAAGAGGGACTTGTCACATACAAGTTTACACCGGGTCCCTTTACAACGATTCTCCGGGATGCCTACAGGAATCCGACACAGGAATATATCCTTATCATTGAGGAAATAAATCGTGGGAATGCACCAGCAATTTTCGGTGAAGTATTCCAACTACTCGACAGAGCCGTTGAACCGAAGAGGGATCAGGATGTCGTGTATCCCACTGGTACAAGTGAGTACGGCATCACTAATCGGTATATGGCAACTGTAATTTACGGTGATGGCAGCCATAAAGTGCGCATTCCCTCGAATTTGTCTGTAATCGGAACCATGAACACATCAGATCAAAATGTTTTCACATTGGACACTGCGTTCCAACGCAGATGGAATATGCGGTTAATCGAAAACACTTTTGAGAATGTACGCTCCTCTCTGGCCGATGCGGTGATTCTTGATACAGATGTAACCTGGAAGATGTTCTGTACAACAATTAACAAGATTGTGGTAGGCAATAAAGCCAAAATGGCATCTGCTGAAGACAAACGTCTGGGTGTATATTTCGTACATGAAAATGATTTGAAATATGATGAAAATGCCAATTCGACGGATAATAATCTTCGCGGTGAATATAATGCTCTGTTGAGGGCTGAACGGGATGGAGATCTCACTCCGGAACAAAAGACCCGGCTGTATGAAATTCGTGAAGCCCTTAAAAGAATTCGTAAATTCCCAGAGAAAGTTATTAAGTACTTGTGGGATGATGCTTTTAAATTCAACCCGCAGGATCTGTTCGACACCACTCGATTTGACAACTTGGAAGATATCATCCGGCATTTTGTTTTTTCATATGGCAGGAGTCGATTTGATATTTTCAAGCAGACTGTTCGAGATACATTTTTTCCATCGTAATGTAGACGATGCGGGATAAAGGTGGTGATGGTTCATGGATTTGGAGAAAAATCTGCGTGATAGGTGTAAGGTTATTTCTGGTGATGATGGGGACAGTTTTGTTGGCGTGAAAGCGGACACTGATGACGCTATCATATATTTCCCGATAGGATATCAATTGCCTGAGAACGATGTTGATTTGAGAATTGATGTGCAGAATCTATTCGGAGTTCTTTCTGTCTTCATGAAAGAAGATAAAGTTATTGAAGCACGGAAATTTGAAGCGCCGCAGACTGTCGATTTTCCAATCCATGCTTATTTAAAAGTAATAACGTCTTTTTTGCGTACTGGCAGATATTACATTGAAAGTGATCCTGAATACAAGACAAGCACTAAGGGAAATACATCGTGGCCCAGAACAGTTCGAGAACAACGAGCTCTAGTTCAGAAGAACGGCTCTCTTGTTTTTACTAATATGACAGTACGCTCTGTTACGCCAAACGCAGATAAGCAGATTACGCAAATACACAAATTTTGTGTCTATGAGGCTTTTGATAAACTTGGATGGCTCTATGTTCCGTTTAAGCCAGAACAGCCTGGCCCGCACCCAACAATAAAGGAATCCATTTATATCCTTACAAAAAAGTTGGCGGCATCGCATAATGACAATGAGCAGGAGCTGTTCCGGGCAATGAAAAATATGCTTGAATATATGGATGAAAAGAGTTCGGACAAGCAATACTTCTTTGGTACAGATTATTTTGATCGTATTTGGGAACGAATGATAGACAAAGCGTTTGGCATTGAGGACAAGGCTTCGTATTTCCCAAGAACGAGATGGTTGTTGGATTACGGCGCAAACAAGGTAAAAACTCCGCTCTATCCAGATTCTATTATGATTTTTAGGGATAAGTATTATGTTTTGGATGCCAAGTGCTATCGATATGGATGGACCGGTGATGCTGACCATCTTCCGAACGGAGCCGATATTAACAAGCAGATTACCTACGGGGAGTATATAGAACGCACTCGAAGTGTTCCCAACGACAAACTTTTCAATGCGTTTGTAATGCCGTACAATATGGCAGATAACCTTTTTAGGCTGACCTCACCAATTGGCAATATAGGTGAAGCGATCGGTGATTGGCGGACAAATATGAAAAACTATGAAAGAATCCAAGGGATTGTCATTGATACCCGGTTTTTAATGTACAACTACATAGGGATGCCGGAACAGCAAAAGAAAGAGTTGGCCGAAAGCATTGAAAAAGTCCTGTCACGGGGAGCTGTTCCTGCACCAACAATATAAATAAAAACAAGACTCTACTCACAATTAAACGGGTAGAGTCTCGTTTTTTTACTATAGATTACTTATTGAAAATGTCCTTTACCAGCGGTTGCACCAGGCTGCGAATTTTCTTGATGTCATCCGACACCGTGCGCTGCTTGATGCCCAGCTCGTCCGCCATCTCCTGCTGGGTGGCTCCATCGTAGAGCAGACGGAAAATTTGGGCATACTTCGGTTTTATTTCGCCGAGCATGGTTATGAGATCTTCCAGAATCGTTTCGTAGATAACATCTTCCTCAAACGACCCTTCTGCGGCCGGCTCCGCTCCCTCATCCATCAGTATGGAGAGGGAGGCAGGCTTATTCCGCTCACGGCTGGCCTCTGAGAAGTGCTTGCATTCCTCGCAATGGTTACTCTCTGGGCAGCGGATCAGCTTGCCGTTTTTGCTCTTGACCATGCAGCGGCCATCCCGGTCCTCGCGCTTGATTTCTGCCCAAATCGGCGCCATATACGCCTTGTACTCTTCCTCGGTTGCGTCCACCATCACTACCCGGCACTTGCGGTTTCCGATGCGACGCCAGGTGACATCCTCCTGCTTGATGCCAAAATCGCGGATGACCTCATCGGTTACCACCATCGGGATCTGATACTGCTTGTCCTGTTTTTTACTCTGTTTGTCCATAATGTGGGCCCTCCTTCGACCCGAAAGTCGAAATGAGGACCCACTGCAAAATGGGCATAGCTGGCCATCTGAAAATGAATCCTCATTTCAGTCCTGGCCAACCATTCCAGTGGTCGGCTGTAGTGTTTAGTTGCCCCTCAAAATGTTCTGGAATCATCCTTGATCAGTGGATGAACACCTTGATGGCTACGAGGTTTTCCTCGTTGCCTATATATTACAGTAAAAGAAATAATAATGTAATTTCCATAAAAACCGATGTGACATGATACATAGAAGTAAAGGATAACTTCTTGTTTTACCATTATTTTTGTGTTATAATTCGAAAGGAAGCGCCAATAACGATGCTCTATAGCAGCATGGAGTAATGGGTCGCGTAATGTTATAGATGATTTTGGAGAGACAGTTTGGAAGGAATGTGATAAGAAATGGCTAAAAAAATTTCTGAACTTTTTATGAATAGCCTGTTTGAATATGACAGCTATACATGTAAATTTGAGAAAGATATTGAAAATGTGGCTCCCGACCAACCGCCGAGAACCACATTAAAGCTGATTGCGCAGCATAACCAACCTATCCATTTTTCATATGCACCACAGAAGGGGTTAAATCTTTCCGGCACTGCAGGCGGAATTCTTTCAGAAAACATCCTTGGAAAGCTCTTAGCTATCCCAGACGGTGATATTGATGCTCATATTTCGTTTTTTACGGATTACGGGTTTTTGTATCCAGTGAGCGAAACTGAATATGAAGCAGTAGAAGCTGATACCCTAATGGAATTTGTGAACCGGATAAAAGCCACGGTTACGCTAATGAACTCTATTGCAGCAAAGAAAAACTACACAAATATTCTGATTGGCACCGCATACCTCTTATATGCGGAGCCAATTACCATGCATTTATCTACGGGCGAGTACAGTACCTGTGTTCACGAATTTACGAATCTCGTTCATAACTACTCACAGTTTCCTGATATGCAAAGAAATCAGGAGGTGTTTGATACAAATAAATTTCCTGTGAAAGATACGCTGTTTCCGCCTTCTTATCAGGTTGATATCGGGTATTTCAACCAAGTTAGGAGTTCGACAGGGGCAGGTGAATTGCAATGGTTTAAGAATCTGTTTGCAATGTACACGGGTTTGCCCGACGTAAGTAAGGAATTGCGTACAATCATTGATTTCTTTTTCCATTACCAAAAAGAGGTGGGAGTCTTTAGCACTATTGAGTACAAGAAAATCCGCTACTTGAACGGAAAACAGCCAGACAATTTTTCTGATGAGATGAAAACGGCGTTATTAAAGATTGCCAACATTGTTTTAAGCGAGGAAATCAACTTCAATATCGCAGGCATTCATCCTCGTTATTCCTCGTTAGATTTAAAGCCCACATGGGAACTAGACAATCTTATACAAGCGTTATATTTTTCCATTTTTTATATGAAACCTGGTGTGGAGATCTACAAGAGATGTAAAAATCCAACCTGCAAAAGGGATGTGTATTTTCTTGTAAATGCCACGGCTACAAATAAGGAATATTGTTGTCCAAAGTGTGCGAATGCAGCGGCGCAAAGACGTTCAAGGGAACGAAAACTGTCTCAGAAATAAAAGTAGGCGGTGCTTATCATTACGATAGGCACCGCCTTTTTCAGTCCTTCTTGTAAAACATGGTTTCATAGCCGTCTGCCCGGAGATTCAGCCCCTTGATCCACGGCGGTGTCCTTCCCATCTGTTCGCAGACGGCGTCCAGAGAGACATCCATGCTGCATTCAATAATCAGTTCATCGTGGACATGGCCGACGATAAAACAGTGGGACAGCGTCCGCATGGCATACATGAGGATGTCCCTGGAGATGGCCTGAACGACATTCTCCGTGAATTTCGGGCCGTAGGATTCGATGCGCTCCCACTTCTTTGTGCTGCCGACACCCTCATAGGTGACGGATTCACCACCAAACTTATTTGTCCCCATCTTCGGCTTCACATAACAGAGCTGCCGCCCGGAGGGCAGAAGGATGAACAGCATCCCGCTGCGGTAACGGAACCGGATGCCGTGCGTCTCTGCGTCAAGCCGCTGGCGGACGGTGGTTTTCACCGCATTGTCCACATCCCACCAAAGCTGCACGATGTTCGGATTGGAGGTGCGCCATGCATCCACAAGGGGCTGGAGTTCCTCCTCGGAAAGCCCCATTTCCAGCGCACCCATCGACTTGAGGGCTCCTACCGACCCGCCGTATCCGAGGGCCAACTCGGCAATCTTGCCCTTCTGCCGTAGATGGGCGTTCTGCCCGTGCTTTTCCACCGGCACATGGAACATGGCGGAGGCGCTGGCACAGTAGATGTCGCCGTTCTCCGCAAAGACCTTCAGCCGCCAGGACTCGCCGGCCAAAAAGGAAAGCACCCTGGCTTCGATGGCGGAAAAGTCGGAAACGATGAATTTGTACCCGTCCCTCGGCACAAACGCCGTGCGGATGAGTTCCGACAGGACTTCCGGCACGGAGTCATACAGTGCTGAGAGCAGGGCGTAATCGCCGGAACGGACAAGGCTTCTCGCGTCTTCCAGATGTGCCATGTGGTTCTGCGGTAGGTTTTGCAATTGGATCAGCCTGCCCGCCCAGCGGCCGCTGCGGTTAGCTCCGTAAAACTGGAACATCCCTCTTGCCCTGCCATCCGCGCATACGGCGTTCTGCATGGCCTGGTACTTCTTCACAGAGGACTTGGCAAGCTGCCGGCGCAGCTCCAGTACCTCGGCAAGCTCCGGCGGCGCGGTTTTCAGCAGTTCCTTCACGGCCTTCTTGTCCAGGGAGTCCACCTCAAGGCCGTGCTTTGTGAGCCACTCCTTCATCTGCTGGACGGAGTTCGGATTTTCCAGGGCGGTAAGCTGCCGCATCTTTGCGGAGAGTTCTTCCCTGGAACGCTCATCGATGGCGATGGCCTGTTCCACCAGCACCATGTCAAGCTGTATGCCCCGGTCGTTGATCTCCTGGTCGAGGTGGTATTCCTCCCACAGGAAATCCGGCACGGGGAACTTCGACAGCTTCTGTTGGATCGCCATCTCGGTTTCCACATCCCGCTTGTTATATGCAATAAAGGTTGACCACTTCACCGGGTCATGCTCCGGGAGGTTGCGCGTCCTGCCGCCGTTGGCCTTGGTAGGCTTACAGGGGACGCAGAAATAGCGGATGAGCGCCTTGCCTTCTGCCATCTTCTGATTTTCCAGCTTCAGGACTTTGCCGATCCCCTCCAAAGAGAGGGGCAGCCCCATGTACGCGCCCCATACCAGGGAGCAGCGCCAGGAGGACGGGTCAAGATAATTTCGGACGGTGTCCTCCTCTATGCTGTAGGAGGAAAAATACTGCGGATAGTTCCGGCGCAGCCAGACGGAAAGGCAGACCCGCTCGAAAGACGCATTGTATGCCCATTTGATTACGGAATCGTCCGAGAAGGCTTTGATAATCTCCTCCGGCACGGTGTCGCCGGAGGCCAGGTCATATACGGTGACCTCACCGCCGTTCACGGACACGCCGAAAAGCAGGATTTCAAAATCAGGGGACTCGGCGTATTTATACACGCCGCATTTTTTCAGATCGACATCGGAAAAGGTCTCCAAGTCGATTGATAGGGTGTGGATTGCCATAGTGCTGTTACCTCCATATGAAGCAGGCGGCAGGGGTTCTGTTCCTGCCGCCCGGTGCGCATTGCTTATTCCTCCGGCTGTTTTGCTGTCTGGCGCTTTTTCTCCCTGTGCTTTTTGAACTTTGTCCAGCACCAGTGCAGGAAGTCGGTGATCCAGTACACGATGCTGCCGACGGCAAATCCGTACAGGAGGATGAAAATCACGATCACATCAAACTGTTTTGCAAACTCATAAAGCTCTGTCATATCCATTTACCTCGCATTTTCTTTGAATTGGCGGGCGGCAGCGGTGACTGCCGCCCTGTGTTGTCTCAGGAAAGATAATCGTCGTCATCCTCGGTGGAGAAATCATCCTCGGCACGGCTCTTGCCGCCCAGCGGCTCCCCATCGGAGATCTTCTGCAGGTTGTTCAATCCACAGGCGATGCCCCGGTTGCCATTGGAGTTAAAGGCATACAGGTTGATGCTGGCCCTGCCGTATACGCCGGAGTATACCTCGGAACGCTCCAGAATGGGGTTCAGGTCCGCATCCACGATGCCGGGGGCGGTGGCGGAATTGGCGTTGATGAAGTACGCATCCGCATAGACCGGATCGTCCGGGCGCTCCACATCGCCGTCGCGCAGCGGGGTCTTGATGACCGAAAGGGCGGGGACGGTCTTGCCGTTGCCCTTCAGCTTGGACTCGCCCTCCTCATAGGCCGCCTGGATCGCCGCCTTGATGGCTTCCACGGTCTTCTTATCGGATTTCGGGATGATCAGGCTGACGCTGTACTTGGGCGTGCCGCCGTTGATGCTCTTGGGGTCCCAGACATTCGCATAGCTCCAGCGGGTTCTGGGGCCGGTAATTACCTTCGTCTTATTTACGATCTTTGCCATAGTTGTTGTCCTCCTCATTTTCTTTGAAATCATTGATGGCTGTGTTCATGACCGGGCGCTTATCGCTCTCCGGCACAAGTACGGGTTTGCCGGGCGGCTTGTAGACAAGGCCGCCGAGCAGCTCTTCAAACTTCTTCCGGCCAAGGGCCTGGCTCATGGCCGTGATGCCCAGCAGTCTCTTTTCATAGGGTTCATAACCGGCATCCTCGACCGCTTTGGCGACTGCAGCCTCATCGGTGTACTTCCGGTTGGAGCGGCCCTCCACCACTTTGAATCCTGTGAACTTCGTCCCGGACAGGGCTTTCTGCAGGGCGTAGTCCTTGATGTCCCCGGCCCAGGAGACCAGCTCGTCCGCTTTGGTAAGAATAGCGGCGACCTCATCATCTCCCAGGAGCGCGGGCATCTCGAAGTCATACCGTGCCAGTTCCAGGTTATATTCCGCCCGTTTGCGGCAGCTGGCCTTTGCCTTGCAGAACTGGCAGTGCTCCCCGGCTTTGAACTCGCCCTTGCCCTCGTATGCCAGCTTTGCGGCAGGGGCAAGCACGGTCTCAGCCCAGGCCAGGAGTTCTTCCCGGCTCATGGTGTATGTGCTGACGTTCTCCCGGCGGGGCTGGTAGATGGTCAGGCTGACCTGCGCGATATCGTAGATGCCATCGAACAGGTCGAGGGCGCCCAGCGCATAGCAGGAAAGCTGGCTGTTCTTCTCCGCCGACACCAGGACGCCAAGCCCGTGCTTGTAGTCAATGATGTGGAGAAGCCCGTCCGAGACGATGACGCAGTCCCCGGTGCCGAAGCTGTCTTCGATCCCCACATAGCGGGAATAGTCGAGCCGCTGCTCCACAAGCACCAGCGGGTCGGCGCAGCGCTCCCTGGCCTTTGCCACTTCCTCCATCACAAAGGCGCAGTAGCCGTCGGCGCAGTCCTCCATCTCCTGGGAGTAGTAGGTCAGGTTCTCCGTGGGGTCCTTTACCCTGCGGCCGAGGGCTTTTTCCACCTTATAGGCGCACAGCTCATGGCAGTCGGTCCCCTCCTGGGCGTATTCGCTGGGTCTGTCCGCATACTCCTCGCAGAGCCGGGCCGACGGCGGGCAGTTGATCCACCTATGGCTTGCGGAGGCGGAAAGGAAGGAATGTTTACCCATCGCTTCCCGCCCCCGGCTTTCCGAGCGCGTCCGCTTCCTTCAAAAGCCCTTCAAACCTGGAAGGGTCAATGTCGGACAGCTTTCTCGCTCCGTATTTTGTAATGAGGGATTTCACCTCCGCCGAGTACCCTGCTTGGGCAATCACCGTCATGCGGTGCCGCACCTCCTCAAGTGTTGGCGCTTTCGGTTTCTCCTTCGGCGGCGCATCCTCTGCCGCCTGGGAAGAAAACATCCCCGCCAGCGTGTTGGCGATTTCGATGATGGTCTCCCCGCAGGAGCGCAGCTCCTTAATCTGTAAGTCCAGGTCGCTCATTTTCCCCATCCGGCGTTCCTCCTTCCTGATTTGCCGTCTGCAGCTTTCTGGCGAGACGCTTCGCGATCACGCTGATGGCGATCAGCACATCGGCGAGTTCCTCGTCAAGCTGCCTGTCTCTGGTTGTCTCCGTGTTTTCCTGCATCCGCAGCACCTCCGTTTCCGAGCGGCTTTCCTGCCCCTCTGTCTCTGAAAGGACAGAACCGGGATTTTTCAGCGGAGAAAAATTATGCCGTCCCTGTGCCTCTCACTTCTGAAAGGACAAGGACGGCATTTTTTAGCGGTGTTTTTAGCGGAAAATCTGACAGCGGCAGTTCGCATTTAATTAGGAAACGAAAAAAGTCCAGATGTCCACCGCTGAAACGGCGGGTTTCTGTCCTTTCACAATTAGAGAGGTGTAAGCCGCTCAATTTTCAGAGAAAGGACGGAAAAAGCTATGGGAACAGCGAAATCAAAAGGTCTGCCGCGCTGCACGGCGCATCGGGACTGCTTTGCTAATAAGGACGGTGTGTGCGTCTGCCTGGGTGACAATGACTTCCACGGAAAGGTCTGTCCGTTTTTCAAGACCACGGCACAGTGTGACGAGGACAGGCAGAAAAGCTATGAGCGGTTGGTCAGCATTGGACGGGACGACCTGGTCGAGCGGTATCAAGTGAGGGGTGTGTATGGGAGTTAGCAGATATAACAGCGAAGGCTACTACGACCCGACGGCCTATGAAGCCCTCACAAAAATCGTTCAGGAGGAAAAGGCGGCGAGATACTGGCCGCTGGTGTATATCTGCTCCCCATACTCCGGGGACACAGAGTGCAATACCGAAAAAGCAAGGCGGTACAGCCGGTTTGCCACAGACGCCGGCACGATCCCCATTGCGCCGCATCTGCTGTTCCCACAGTTCCTATCGGAAGAAACGGAGCGGGAGCTGGCGATTTTTATGGATCTGGTGCTGCTGGGCAAGTGTGAGCAGCTCTGGGTGTTCGGCGGCGAGGTGTCCGATGGGATGCGCCGGGAGATTGGAAGGGCAAAGCAGAAAAATATGACGATCCGTTATTTTACGGAGGATATGGAGGAAACGGAATGCAGATGACAATTTATGACGCCGCGACGGTGGGGAGCCGGTCAAACTGCGTGTACCCGAATCCCGTGACGGTCACGGATGCGGACACCATGCGGCAGGCGGCGGCCTTCGACCATGTGTGCGCGGCATATAAGCAGAACTACCGCAGCGTGGACAATTTCCTGAAAGCGGACTGTCTGCCGATGGACTGCGATAACGACCACTCGGACGACCCGGACGACTGGCTCACGCCCTTTGACGTGGCGATGGACTTTCCGGGCGTGGGGATGATTTTTGTCTACAGCAGGAGCCACATGAAGCAGAAAGGAAAACGCGGCCCCAGGCCCCGGTTCCATGTGTATTTTATCTGCACGGAAACAACAAATTCAGAGATTTACAGCTCATGGAAAGACAGATTGATTGCCGATTACCCGTACTTTGATGACGGGGCCAAGGACAGCGCCCGGTTCCTGTTTGGAGTAAAGAACGCGGTGGTCGAGGTGTATGACGGCGAAATTACCATTGATGAGTTCCTGGCAGACAGCTTTGCGGAGTGGGACGCGGTGCAGGGGCAGATCCCGGAGGGTTCCCGGAACAAGACCATGTCCCATTACGCCGGCCGGATCATCAAGCGGCTGGGGAATACGGAGGAGGCCCATAAGCAGTTTCTGAAGGAAGCGGAAAAATGCAGCCCGCCGCTGGATGATGCGGAGCTTGCGGGTATCTGGGCCAGCGCCGTGAAGTTCGGTGCGAAGGTGGCTGCCCAGGAGGGATATATTCCGCCGGAGCAGTATAACCAGGACTTCCTGCTGATGCCGGAGGACTTCTCGGATGTAGGCCAGGCTATCGTATTGTCGCGGGAGTACATGGATCGTCTCCGCTTCTCCCCGGCTACGGACTACATCGTGTTCAACGGCTCGTTCTGGGAGGAATCCCAGCCTAACGCCCAGGGCATTGCCCAGGAGCTGACCGCGAGACAGCTTGAGGAAGCGGAAACAGAGATACAGCGGTGCATGAAGGAGATGTCGGAAAACGGCGCGTGGGCCATGCTCGCCGCGATGGGCGCCAAGAAAGCGATGGCGGCGTTCAGCGAAGTCCAGCGGCGCTCCTTTGAAAAGTATGAGCGGGCGGAAACCTATCGGAAGTACGCCATCAAGCGCCGGGATACGAAATACATCTCGGCCGCCTTAAAGGAAGCCCGCCCGATGATCCAGATCGAACAGCGCGTCCTGGATGCGGATGAGTTTTTACTGAACCTGCCGTCCGGCACCTGCGATCTGAGGACGGGGGCTGTTCGGGAACACAACGCCCAGGACTATATCACGAAGCAGACGGCGGTGGATCCGTCCGGAGACGGCATGGATGTCTGGGAGGACGCCCTCCAGACCTTCTTCCAGGGGGACGCCGACCTGATCCGCTATGTGCAGGAGATCGTGGGGCTTGCCGCCATCGGCAAGGTCTACATTGAAGCGTTGGTCATTGCCTATGGCGAGGGCAGGAACGGCAAATCCACCTTCTGGAACACCATCGCCCGTGTGCTTGGCACCTACTCCGGCAATATGTCCGCAGACACCCTGACCGTGGGCTGCAAGCGCAACGTGAAGCCAGAACTGGCGGAAGCCAAGGGCAAGCGGATGATCATCGCCGCCGAGCTGGAGGAAGGGATGCGCCTGAACACCTCCAACGTCAAGCAGCTCTGCTCTACAGATGAGATCTATGCGGAGAAAAAGTACAAGGCGCCGTTCTCCTATGTCCCTACCCACACGCTGGTGCTGTATACCAACCACCTGCCCAGGGTCGGGGCCATTGACCAGGGTACCTGGCGGCGGCTCATTGTGATCCCCTTCAACGCCAAGATCGAGGGAAAAGCAGACATCAAGAACTATTCGGACTTCCTGTTCAAAACTGCGGGCGGAGCGGTGCTTTCGTGGATCATCGAGGGCGCAAAGCGCGTCATTGCCAGCGATTACAAAATCGTCCAGCCCAGGGTGGTGCAGGACGCCATCCAGAAATACAAGGAGAACAACGACTGGCTGGCCCACTTTCTGGATGACTGCTGTGAGGTAGGGGACGATTTTGAAGCAAAATCCGGGGAGTTTTATAACGCCTACAGGAGCTACTGCCTGCAGATGGGCGAATACACCCGGAGTACGACTGATTTCTACTCCGCGCTGGAATCCACGGGAGTGGTGAGAAAGCGTACCCGTACAGGCGTGATCATTTACGGGCTGAAACTCAAATCGGAGTTTGAGGATTAGCAGGTGTGTAGGTCATGTACCTCTCTGCCAGAGTTGCTCTAAGGAGATAAAAAAACAATATATAAGAGAGAATCGGGGGAAGAGGTACATGACCGTCACACAAAGAACGAGGAGAATAAAACCATGAGAGAGAAAACCATCGAACAAAAACTGGTTCAGGCGGTTAAGGCCAAAGGCGGGATTGCGCCGAAGTTCGTGTCGCCGGGATTTTCCGGGGTTCCCGACCGCCTTATCCTATTGCCGGATGGGAAATGCGGCTTCGTGGAGGTAAAGGCCTCTGGCGGGAAACCACGGCCGCTGCAGGAGTCAAGGATACGGCTTTTGCGGCAGCTGGGGTTCCTGGCATTTGTCCTGGATGGCGAGAGCGAGATTCCCCACATCCTTTCTGAGATCGGAGGTGACAGCGGTGGAGTTTAAACCGCACGATTATCAGCAGTACGCCATTGAGTATATCGAAACGCACGAGATTGCCGCCATTCTGCTTGACATGGGCCTTGGCAAGACAGCCATCACGCTGACGGCATTGTACGACCTGCTGTTCGACTACTTCGAGATCACCCGCGTCCTGGTGATCGCGCCGCTGCGGGTAGCGAGGAATACCTGGCCCCAGGAGATCGAAAAGTGGGATCATCTGAAGGATGTCCGCTATTCCGTGGCGGTCGGTACCGAAAAGGAACGGCTGGAGGCATTCCGCAGGGATGCGGACATTTACATCATCAACCGGGAGAACGTCCAATGGATGGTGGAGAATGTCCCCTTTGAATTTGACGCCATCGTGGTGGACGAGCTTTCGTCCTTCAAAAACTGGAACAGCAAGCGGTTCAAATCGCTGATGAAGGTGCGCCCCAGGGTAAAGCGCGTCATCGGCCTTACGGGTACCCCGTCCGGGAACGGGCTGATGGACCTATTCGCCGAGTTCAAGGTGCTGGATATGGGACAGCGGCTGGGGCGGTTTATCACCAAGTACCGCCAGGACTATTTCCAGCCGAACCGGATGAACGGGCAGGTGGTGTATTCCTACAAGCCCCTGCCGGGAGCGGAGAAACGGATTTATGACAAGATCTCCGATATCACCATCTCCATGAAAGCCGCCGACCACCTCAAAATGCCGGAACTTGTAAACAGCGAGTACCGGGTGTATATGGAGGGGCCGGAACAGGCTATTTACGATGAGATGTGTGAGGACCTGGCGGCGCAGCTTGAGAAAGGCGAAGTAACGGCAGCCAATGCCGGAGTGCTGTCCGGGAAACTCTGCCAGATGGCAAACGGGGCAGTCTATACGGATAACGGGGATGTGGAACATATCCATGACCAGAAGCTGGACGCCCTGGAAGACATCATCGAGAGCATGAACGGAAAACCCCTGCTGGTGGCCTACTGGTACCAGCACGACCTTGACCGCATCGAGGAACGGCTGCGGCTGCGGAAGATCGGATTTGCAAGGCTGGACTCTGACGCCAGCATCGCAAAGTGGAATCGGGGTGAACTCCCGATGGCGCTGATTCATCCCGCTTCTGCCGGCCACGGGCTGAACCTCCAGAGCGGCGGTTCCACCCTCTGCTGGTTTGGCATCACCTGGAGCCTGGAACTGTACCAGCAGACGGTGGCGCGGCTTTACCGTCAGGGTCAGGCGTCCAAGACCGTGGTCGTACAGCACATCATCACGGACGGCACCATTGATGAGCGCATTATGAAAGCCCTGCAGTATAAGGACAGGACGCAGTCGGCGCTGATCGATGCGGTTCGGGCAAACCTTAGAAAATGAGAGTCAATCAAGGCAAATTCGAGGGAAGCAATTTTTTTCGGAGGTAGTGCCTATGAACAAGCAGCAGACGGAAATAAAGGAGTACCTTTCCCAGGCGTTCCGCATTGACCAGCGGATACAGAGCAAGATGGAGCAGGTGGCGTCACTGAATGACCTTGCCACACGGGCGACTGCGACCTATTCGGATATGCCCGGAAGTGAGACGAGGAACCTCCACCGTATGGAGGACGCCATCCTTTCCATCATTGAACTGGAAGCTGAAATCAATGGGGACATCTGCAAACTGGTGCAGACGAAAAAAGACATCGTCCATAACATCAAGGCTGTCCAGAATACGGAGTACCAGACTCTTCTGGAACTGCGGTATCTGTGTTTCAAATCCTGGGAGCAGATCGCCGTGGACATGGGTTATGAGCTTCGGTGGCTGTATCGTCTCCACCACAGGGCGTTGGACGCCGTTTCCGAAATAAGCCACTAAAAGCCACTGCAATACACCTTGTCCCTGTGATATAGTTAGAATCAGAAAAACAGGACAAGGAACGAGCCTTGCGGGAGCAATCCTGCAGGGCTTTCCTTTTGCCCGGAAAGCGAGGTGCAGCGTGCCAAAGAAACCAAAACGCCCATGCTCCTACCCCGGCTGTCCAAACCTCACGGACGGGCAGTACTGTGAGGAGCATGAAGCTATTGCCCGGAAACGGTACAACAAGTACGGTCGCCCTGCTGACAACAACAAGAAGTACGGCAGGGCTTGGAAACGAATCCGCGACCGCTATGCTGCAGCCCATTCTTTGTGTGAGATGTGTTTGAAGGAAGGACGGCTGACTCCTGTGGAGGAAGTCCATCACATTGTTCCTCTATCACAAGGCGGAACGCATCGGAATGACAATCTGATGTCCCTCTGTCAGTCCTGCCACACAAAGCTGCATCACGAGCTTGGCGACCGGTGACCGTGGGGCGGTCAAAATCTCCGGGACCTTCATGAGCGGACAGCGGCCTGGGACTTCGTGCGCGAAAAAGGCGAAATCAAAAGGGTAATTAAGGGCGGCCGGCTGCAGCGGCTTTATTTTTTCGAGGAAAGGGGTGAGAAAATGCCGACAAAATCCAATAACACAGGCGGGCGCGGCGGCGCGAGACCTGGTGCGGGAAGAAAAAAGTCTGCCGTCAAGGAGAAAGCCGAGAACGGCAATCCGGGCGGACGCAGATTGGAAGTGCTGGATATTCCCGAAGTCGAGGGTGTCGATATGCCAAAGCCCCATGAGTTTTTATCCGCTGAGCAGCGTGACGGGAGTACGCTCCAGGCAGAAGAAATCTACACGGAAACCTGGGAGTGGTTAAAGAAGGTGGGCTGCGCGGCAAAGGTGTCCCCGCAGCTTCTGGAGCGGTATGCCATGTGCAGCGCCCGCTGGATTCAGTGTGAGGAGATGACCAACCGCATGGGTTTCCTCTCCAAGCACCCGACCACCCAGAAACCGATTCCGTCCCCGTTCATCAATATCGGCATCAACTACATGAACCAGGCGGTGCGGCTCTGGAACGAGATCTTCCAGATCGTGAAGGAAAACTGCAGCACCGATTACGGGGAGGTCTCTCCCCAGGACGATTTGATGGAGCGTCTGCTCCGTGCAAGGAAGGGGTGAAACCATGTTTGAGAAAGTAAATCCGTGCCACCCGGATAAGGTGGCGGACCGTATCGCCGGCGCTCTGGTGGATATGGCGTACAGGAAAGAGGAAAATCCCAGGATTGCTGTGGAAGTCCTCATCGGCCACGGTGTCTGCCACATCATCGCGGAGAGTTCTGTACACATCCCGCTGGATGAGGTGGACGCCATTGTGAAACGCATCGGAGGGAATCTGCACACGGATTATGTGGAAGTGCCGCAGGACGGACACCTTGCTGGGAACCAGGCAGAAGGAATCCGCTGTGGTGACAACGGCATCTTCAAAGGAGTACCGGTCACGGAGGAACAGAAAGCCCTCTGTGAGATCGCCAAAAGTGTGTATTACACTTATCCCTCGGATGGGAAATACATCATTGACGAGGCAAGGCTGATCCTCTGCCAGAGCAATGCCCCTGCCGCAGAGCTGCGGAAACGGTATCCGGGCGCCGAGGTCAATCCCCTGGGCGACTGGACAGGCGGCACGGATGTGGACTCCGGCGCAACCAACCGGAAGCTGGGCAGCGACATGGCCGATTCCGTGACGGGCGGCGGCCTTCACGGCAAAGACCTGTCCAAAGCGGATGTGTCGGTCAATATCTACGCATGGCTGAAGGCGCAGGAAACGGGAAAGCCCGTGGAACTGTGCTGCGCCATCGGAGATGATATGGTGGACGGTGTTCCCTACGCTGAGATCGTGGAGACTGCCCGGAGATACATCCAGGGCCTTGGCGGTTTTGAGAAATTTGCGGAATGGGGGCTGGTGCGATGAAGACAACGACCGAGATGCAGCTTGTGCCGATTGCCAAGCTGGTACCTTATGTGAACAATGCCCGCACCCACTCCCCGGAGCAGATCACGAAGCTCCGCTCGTCCTTGCGGGAGTTCGGCTTTATCAATCCTGTCATCATCGACCGGGATTTTAATGTGATCGCCGGACACGGCAGAATCCTGGCGGCAAAGGAGGAAGACATCACTGAGGTTCCCTGTGTGTTTGCAGACCACCTCAGTGAAGCCCAGAAGAAAGCCTATATCATTGCGGACAACCGCATGGCGATGGACGCCGGATGGGACGAGGAACTTCTGCGGGTAGAGATCGAGTCTTTGCAGGGCATGGACTTTGACCCTCTGCTCACTGGCTTTGACGAGAAGGAACTGGCCGACCTGTTTGCGGATGATTCTGGCAGCGAAGCCAGGGATGACGATTTTGACCTGACCGCTGCGCTGGAGAAAGCCTCCTTTGTGGAGCGGGGCGATGTCTGGACAGTCGGCCGGCACCGCCTTGTGTGCGGGGACGCCACCTCCGCCGAGGATGTAGCGAAACTGATGGATGGCAGGAAAGCCAACCTTATCGTGACGGACCCGCCCTATGGCGTTTCCTTTAAAAGTTCCAGCGGCCTGACCATCCAGAACGACTCCATGAAGGACGAGGAATTTTACAACTTCCTCCTCTCTGCTTTCCAGTGCATGGCGGAGCATCTGGAGAAAGGCGGCGCGGCCTATGTGTTCCATGCAGACACCGAGGGGCTGAACTTCCGGAAAGCGTTCATTGATGCCGGGTTCCATCTGGCGGGCGTGTGTATCTGGGTGAAGAACTCCCTGGTGCTGGGCCGCTCTGACTACCAGTGGCAGCATGAGCCTGTGCTATACGGGTTCCTGCAAAACGGCAAGCATCCCTGGTACTCCGACCGCAAGCAGACCACCATCTGGAACTACGACAAACCGAAGCGCAACGCTAACCACCCAACCTCCAAACCGCTGAACCTGCTGGGCTATCCCATCGGGAACTCCACCCAGGAGAATGCCGTGGTGATCGACACCTTTGGCGGCAGCGGCTCCACCATGATGGCCTGTGAGCAGATGAACCGGGTCTGCTGCATGATGGAATTGGATGAAAAGTACGCATCGGTCATCCTCCGCAGGGCTGTGGAGAACGGCATCCCGCCGGAGGATATTTTTGTGGAGAGAAATGGGGCAAAGATGATGTACTCCGACCTTGTGAAGGAGGTGGAGACATCGTGAATCCTATATACATCCATAGTAGAAAGCCGGACAGAGCCTCCAGAGAGCCGGACAGAGTCCTCAGAGATACACCAGAGTCTCAGGCTTTGACTCTTGGCAGTCTCTTTGACGGCTCCGGCGGATTCCCTTTGGGCGGCTTGCTCTCCGGCATTACCCCCGTTTGGGCATCGGAGATCGAGCCGTTCCCCATCCGGGTGACCACAAAGCGGCTTCCGTTTATGAAGCATTACGGCGATGTCTCCCGGATGGACGGCGGGAAGATTGAGCCGGTGGACATCATCACCTTTGGCAGCCCTTGCCAGGACATGAGCATCGCGGGCCGGAGGGAAGGTCTGGACGGCTCCCGCTCCAGCCTTTTCTATGAAGCCGTCCGGATCGTAAAGGAAATGAGGTGTGCAACTGATGGCAGATATCCAAGGTATATCGTCTGGGAGAACGTCCCTGGTGCGTTCAGCTCCAACAAGGGCGCGGACTTCCAATCCGTCCTCGAAGAGATCTGCTCGGTCAAAGGATACAAGATTGATCCTGCTCGACCTGCGAAGTGGCCAGCCGCCGGGGAGATCGTGGCAGACGATTTCAGTCTCGCATGGCGGGTATTTGATGCACAGTACTGGGGAGTCCCCCAGCGCAGAAAACGCATCTACCTTGTCGCAGATTTTGCAGGCGGGAGTGCCGGAAAAATACTATTTGAGTCCGAAGGCGTGTCTGGGTATACTCCGCAGGGCTTCCGCCCGTGGCAAGGAGTTGCCGGAACTTTTGAGGAAAGCGTTGGAGCGTCAGGCTGCGTCTGCCTGAATGACCAGGGCGGCAGCCGTATGGATGTGACGGAGGACGTTGCGGCAACGCTCCGGGCGGAAAACCACGGGCATCCTCCCTGCGTGATGGGTGCGGCAGGTTTTTGTACCGAGCATTCCGCACAGGCAAGGGGCATCGGGTATGAGGAGGAAACCTCGCCCACTCTCCGTGCCGGTACGGTGCCGGCGGCAGTCTATGAGAACCATAGCCAGGACACCAGATACACCGGTCCGCTGGAGACAGCCCCTGCGGTCATGTCTACCTATGGCACAGGCGGAAACAACCAGCCCTTTGTGGTGGAGACGCCTAAGACGCTGAAGATCCGCTCCGGCTGCGAGGGCGGCGGCAAGGGCGCGCTGATCCAGGACAACAAATCCGCCACGCTGGGCTGTAACAATGACCAGACGGTATTCGTGCCGTTCGTGAAAGGCACCCGGCCCCACTTTCCCGATGAGGGGCAGCAGTGGAAAGCCTCTGATGTGGCGAACACGCTGAATACCTACGATGTGGGCGAGACCCGGTGCAATGAACTGGCGGTCAAGGTTTACGGCATCTGCTCCAAGGACAGCAACGCCATGAAATCCGAGAATCCGAGGAGCGGCTTCTACGAAGCGGAAACTTCCAGATGCCTGGATGCCAACGGCGGCAATCCTACCTGCAACCAGGGCGGCATGGCCGTGGTGGCCCTGCAGGGTTCCATGATCGGTCGGGCTGACAAGAACGGTCCCCAGGGCAGCGGGGTGAATGAGGATGTGTCCTTTACGCTGGACGCCGCTGACCGCCATGCGGTGGCTTACTGCATGACTACCGGCACTTACACCCAGACGCTTAAAGAACAATCCCCAACTTTGATGGCGAGGGACTATAAGGACCCGCCTGTGGTGAATGAGACCGAGCCGGAATACATCGTCCGCAGATTGACGCCCACCGAATGTGCCAGGCTGCAGGGGTTCCCGGACGGGTGGTGCGCCGGGCTTGGGACAGACGAGCCGACCGAGGAGGAGATCGAGTTCTGGACAGAGGTGTTTGAGATACACCGCTCCGTCATGGGGACTTCCTCCAAGCCTAAGAGCCGGAACCAGATCGTCAAGTGGCTGAAGAATCCCCACTCCGACAGCGCCGAATACAAAATGTGGGGCAACGGCGTGGCGCTTCCCAATGTCTATTTTGTGCTTTCCGGCATTGTGTACTACTCACAATTCCCGGACTTTTTGTTGTGACATATTTTGTGCCGGATTCGCTTGCTATTTCCGCCGCTTAGAGTGATTAATGTAGTACCGAAAAACAAGGAGGTACAGAGAATGCGAATTGAATTTCACAGAACAGGCGCGGAAAGGAAGGCGCTGGTAACAGCCATCGGGGAAATCCTGGAGGTCAGACCGCAGTACAAAGGGATGCCGAGCGCCGCTTACGAAATCGACTACTTTACAGTAACGAAAGAAGGTACGCTGGAGTTTGACGACCGGGCTGACAGTGAGGAAGTGGAAAACCTGCTGGAACAGCTTGCCGAACGTGGGATTGTTGCAGCGCCGGCGGAAATGGCGCAGGCTTGGCTTAATGCGAGGGAGGCAGAACTATCCGAAAAAAGCGAAACCGAGCCGCAGGAGGCAAATGCGGGGCTTACGGTGGAAATCCCGCTGGACAAGGTGGCGGTGGGCAATCTTACCAAGCTGCTGGACGCCAAAGGGAATCTGATACGGAAAGCCCTGGGCATCACCGACCTTCGCATCGAGGTGCTGGAAGACCATGTGGCATTCCCCTGGTTCTCCCAGGCGGACTCAGATTCCGCAGCCGCCTACACCCATTTCATCTCCGCACTTTGTGAGATGAGCAGGAATGCCAAGCGGGTGACAGCAACCGAGAAGCCGGTGGACAACGAGAAATACGCATTCCGCTGCTTTCTGCTGCGCCTGGGCTTCATCGGCAGCGAGTATAAAGCGGAACGCAAAATCCTGCTGAAGAACCTGACCGGTTCCTCGGCTTTCAAGAACGGGGGTGTGAGCCATGAATTTTCCGAGTAGAGAGATTGTGGAGCGCATCCGCCGGGATTACCCTGCCGGCACCCGTGTGGAACTGGTGCGGATGGACGATCCCCAGGCTCCGCCTGTCGGTACAAAAGGCACTGTCAAAGGTGTGGATGACACCGGCTCCCTCCTCATGCGCTGGGACAATGGCAGCGGCCTGAATGTGGTTTACGGAGAGGATGTCGTGAAGAAAATTCCGGCAGTCAGGACCGTCTGCTACGGCAGAACTGAGGAATGGTATAGCCGCAGGGAGGCGGAGCAGTTTTTCCTGCGGGCCATGGCTGCCTCCGAAGGCAGTGAACAGAGCCGGTACGCAAAGATATATACAGAACTGAAAATGGGCATGGAAGTTTGCACAGATGAGGAGGATGCTTGAATGGAACAGGATATTTTAGACCGGCTTTATTATGGGAAAATCGTGCCGTGGGAAAACCGCAGGGGCAATACGCCGGAAATGGACTCGCTCAGTGGACAGGTGGATCAGGACATCCAATGGTTGAAAAAAGTTCTGGGCGATGAAGAAAGGAATGTGCTGGGACGCCTTTTGGAGAATGCTTCAGAATTGGAACGGCTGCAGGTTTGCGAGGGCTTTAAGGATGGATTCCGGCTTGGGATTCAGCTTGTAGTGGCTGGCCTTGGCAGTGAGAAACAGCCATAAACTACACAATATCCTGCGGTCATCTTTGTGTAATATATAATGCGGAATTAACTTGCTATTATCCTCTTTTAGAGCGAATATGTGTACACCGAAAGGGAAAACACACAGCCGCAAGGCAGAAAACGGAGGATTTCAGAATGAACGAAAAGACCGCAAGGCAGATTGCAGAGATGAAGAACCAGACCATCGGGGTCGAGGTCGAGATGAATAGCATCACCCGCCAGAGGGCAGCGAAGGTTGCCGCCGCCTACTTCGGCACAGGCAGATACGAGAACACCGCCGGCCGCAACGGATACAGCACCTGGTCGGCTTGGGATGCGGATGGACGCGAATGGAAATTCCAGAAGGACGTTTCCATTGCGGGACCGGACGAGCAGAAATGCGAACTGGTCACCCCGATCCTGACCTACGGCGACATCGAAACCCTGCAGGAACTTTGCAGGCAGCTTCGCCACAACGGTGCGAAAAGCGATGCCTCCAGAGGATGCGGAGTCCACATCCACATCGGGGCGCAGGGGCACACGCCGCAGAGTCTTCGGAACCTTGCCAACATCATGGCGAGCCACGAAAGCCTGATCGCCGAGGCGCTGAAGCTCGACCGGGGCCGCATGAGCCGCTACTGCCGCACGGTAGACCCACGGTTTTTGGAACAGGTCAACCGCAGGAAGCCCCGCTCGATGGCGCACCTTGCGGACATCTGGTACACCAGCAACGGCGCAAGCTACGGCAGGAGCCACCACTACAACGACAGCCGCTACCATATGCTCAACCTCCATGCCACCTTTACCAAGGGTACGGTCGAGTTCCGGCTCTTCCAATTCGATGAGCCGACCGCAGAGCGCAGGGGTGGCATCCACGCGGGGCAACTCAAGAGCTACATCCAGCTTTGCCTGGCCCTCAGCCAGATGGCAAAGGATGTGCGGACGGCAAGCCCCAAGCCCCAGCAGAACGAGAACCCCAAATACGCCATGCGCACCTGGCTCCTCCGCCTGGGCTTCATCGGCGAGGAGTTCGCAACGGCCAGGGATTTCCTGACCCGCAACCTGACCGGGGACACAGCCTTCCGGCACGGCAGAGCCGCCGCTTGAAGGACACGCAGGAGTTAGCCTCCTGCCACCTTACCCCTGACCGCTTCGGCGGTCTTAAGGTGGTAGAAGGGTAACCCCTTCGGAAAGGATGGATACCATGAAAGAAAAAAGATACTACATTGCTTACGGCAGCAACCTGAATGTCGGGCAGATGCGGATGCGCTGTCCCCACGCCACGATCCTCGGCACGGCCAACCTGAAGGGCTGGGAACTGCTTTTTAAGGGGAGTAAGACCGGCTCCTACCTGACCATCGAGGAAAGCGAAGGCGGCACAGTCCCTGTGGTGATCTGGGAGGTAACGGCAACCGATGAAGCCGCTCTCGACCGCTACGAAGGATTTCCCAACTTTTACTACAAAAGGGACATCCGGCTTCAGTACAAAGGCATCCGCACCGGGAAGCGCAGGACGGTGACGGCCTTTGCCTACATCATGCATGAGGACAGGCCGGTTGGGATTCCGAGCAATTTCTATATGAGGACTTGCCTGGAAGGGTACGATACCTTCCGTTTTGATAAAAACGTCCTGGTTGACGCCTACGATAAATGCAGGGAGGTATGCGGATATGAAGGATAATGTGATCCGAATGGCGGTCTGCCCACTGTGCGGCAGGACCTACCACGGCGCTCCGGCACTTTCACGGGAGGACAACGAAACGCTTATCTGCCCGGACTGCGGCACCAGGCAGGCGCTCCAGTCCATTGGCGTGGGGCCGTCCGAGCAGGAGCAGATCATTGAGACGATCCACCGCCATACGCAGGAGTGATATACACAATTTATTCCTCCGATCTTTGTGCAGATTATGATCAGAATTAACTTGATAATATGTGCTTTTAGAGCGAATATGTACACACCGAAAGGGAAAACGAAGAAAACGGAGGATACGAAGATGAAAGAAACAGGGATTAAGAGATACGAGGACTACACCGAGAACTGCGTAAACCGCTACCGGCTGCCGAACACCAGCACGATGGAGAACCTTTCGATGAAGGTCACCGCCGGCGAGGGCGCGGTGCTGAAGATGGGCGACAAGGTACTGGTCACCGACCATGCCTGGAAGGGATTCATCGCCGGGGTATACGAGTTCATCGAGACACCGGAAGAAACCGGGTACAGCTACATTGAGTGCCGCCTGAACCTCATCGCCATGAGCGCAGAACTTTTCGAGGATGGTGGCCACGCCATCGCCTGGGCGATGCAGCAGTAAATAACCGCGAAAACAATAACCTGAGATCGAGCCGCATGGCTCTTTCTCTCGTACAGAACCATTTTGGAGGTCGCAGTGATGCGGCTTATTTTTATGCCATTTTGGAGGTGGTGTCCATGCGAAAACTGAAGAAATACAAGCCCACCAGGTTTATGGCGAAGACCTCGCACTACGATAAGGACGCCGCCGACTATGCGGTGATGTTCATCGAGTCCCTCTGCCATACCAAAGGCACCTGGGCGGGAAAGCCCTTTGAACTGATCGACTGGCAGGAGCAGATCATCCGTGACCTGTTCGGCGTGTTGAAGCCCAACGGCTACCGCCAGTTCAATACGGCGTATATCGAAATTCCTAAGAAACAGGGTAAGTCCGAGCTTGCTGCCGCTGTGGCGCTTTTGCTCCTGTGCGGGGACGGCGAGGAACGGGCCGAGGTGTATGGCTGCGCCGCCGACCGTAACCAGGCAAAGATTGTGTTTGATGTGGCGGTGGATATGGTGCGGTTCTGCCCAGCACTCTCCAAAAGAGTGAAGATACTGGAGTCCCAGAAGAAAATCACCTATCTTCCTACTAACAGCTCCTACCAGGTGCTATCGGCGGATGTGGCGAACAAGCATGGCTTTAACACCCACGGCGTTATCTTTGATGAACTGCATACCCAGCCCAACCGGAAACTCTTTGACGTTATGCTCCAGGGCTCCGGCGACGCCCGGATGCAGCCGCTGTATTTCCTGATCACCACAGCAGGTAACGACACCAATTCTATCTGTTACGAGGTACACCAGAAAGCCATTGATATTGCAGAAGGTAGGAAGGTCGATCCTACTTTCTATTCAGTCATTTACGGCGCTGCCGAGGATGAGGATTGGACAGACCCCAAGGTTTGGAAGAAAGCAAACCCCTCCCTCGGTATCACGGTGGGTATTGATAAGGTCAAAGCCGCCTGTGAATCCGCCCAACAGAATCCTGGCGAGGAGAACGCTTTCCGGCAGCTTAGGCTGAACCAGTGGGTGAAGCAGTCCGTCCGCTGGATGCCGATGGACAAGTGGGATGCCTGTGCCTTCCCGGTTTCCGAGGACGATCTGGAGGGGCGTATCTGCTACGGCGGGCTGGATCTTTCCTCCACCACGGACATCACGGCTTTCGTGCTGGTGTTCCCGCCGCTGGATGAAGAGGATAAATACTATATCCTGCCATATTTTTGGATACCGGAGGAAACACTTGACCTCCGTGTCCGCCGAGATCATGTCCCCTATGACCTGTGGGAGCGCCAGGGGACGCTGATGACCACCGAGGGAAATGTGGTCCATTACGGCTACATTGAGAAATTCATCGAAAGGCTCGGTGAGAAGTTTAACATCCGGGAGATCGCCTTTGACCGTTGGGGCGCTGTGCAGATGGTGCAGAACCTGGAGGGCATGGGCTTTACGGTAGTCCCCTTCGGGCAGGGCTTTAAGGATATGTCCCCGCCGACCAAGGAACTGATGAAGCTGGTGCTGGAGGAGAAAATCGCCCACGGAGGCCACCCGGTGCTGCGGTGGATGATGGACAACATCTTCATCCGCACCGATCCGGCGGGCAACATCAAGGCGGACAAAGAAAAATCCACAGAGAAGATTGACGGCGCGATTGCCACCATTATGGGGCTTGACCGGGCGATCCGCTGTGGGAACGATACAGGCGCTTCGGTTTATGACAGCCGGGGCCTTTTGTTTATCTGAAAGGACGGTGATTCGATATGGGTATTTTTTCCGGGCTTTTCCGTTCCAGGGATAAGCCCCAGAACCGCACTGCAGGCAGCGCCTACAGCTTTTTCTTTGGAGGAAGTGCTGCGGGCAAACGGGTCAATGAACGGTCTGCCATGCAGATGACGGCGGTGTATTCCTGCGTCCGTATCCTGGCGGAAGCGGTGGCAGGTCTGCCGCTGCACCTCTACCGTTACAAGGAGGACGGTGGCAAGGAGAAAGCCATCGACCATCCGTTGTATCTGCTCCTGCATGACGAGCCGAACCCGGAGATGAGTTCTTTTGTGTTCCGGGAAACGCTCATGACGCACCTTTTGCTGTGGGGAAATGCTTACGCACAGATTATCCGCAACGGAAAAGGTGAAGTGATTGCCCTCTATCCGCTGATGCCGGATCGGATGACAGTCAATCGTGACAGCGAGGGACAGCTTTATTACGAATACACCGTCAGCATGGATGACGCGCCTACGGTCAAAGGCAGTCTTGTCCGGCTGAATCCGTCCGATGTGCTGCACATCCCAGGGCTTGGCTTTGACGGGCTGGTGGGCTATTCCCCTATCGCTATGGCGAAGAACGCCATCGGCATGGCGATTGCCTGTGAGGAATACGGGGCGAAGTTCTTTGCCAACGGTGCGGCCCCCGGCGGCGTGCTGGAGCATCCTGGGACGATCAAAGACCCGCAGCGTGTCCGGGAAAGCTGGCAGTCCACCTTTGGCGGTTCGGCGAACAGCAATAAGATCGCCGTGCTGGAGGAGGGCATGAAATACACGCCCATCGGCATCTCCCCGGAACAGGCGCAGTTTCTGGAGACAAGGAAGTTCCAGATCAATGAGATTGCCCGCATCTTCCGGGTGCCGCCCCACATGGTGGGCGACCTGGAAAAATCCAGCTTTTCCAACATTGAGCAGCAGTCTTTAGAGTTTGTGAAATACACGCTGGAGCCTTGGCTGGTGCGCTGGGAGCAGTCCATCCAGCGGACGCTTTTTTCCCCGGAGGAAAAGAAGCGGTATTTTGCCAAGTTCAACGTGGAAGGGCTGCTCCGGGGCGATTATGCCAGCAGAATGTCCGGCTACGCTACGGCAAGGCAGAACGGCTGGATGAGCGCCAACGACATCCGGGAACTGGAGAACATGGACCGCATCCCCGCCGAGGAAGGCGGAGACCTGTACCTGATCAACGGCAATATGCTCCCGCTTAGAAACGCCGGGGCTTTTGCAGATACACAAACGGGAAAGGAGGAAAACCCCGATGAAGAAGTTCTGGAAGTGGAAGAACCAGGCGGCGACGGAGACAGCTCCGGCGGAACGGACGCTGTTCCTGAACGGCACTATCGCCGAGGAAAGCTGGTTTGACGATGATGTCACACCCCAGCTTTTCAAAGAGGAACTGATGGCTGGGGACGGCGATATTACCGTCTGGATCAACAGCCCCGGCGGGGACTGTGTGGCGGCTGCCCAGATCTACAATATGCTCATGGACTATCCGCACAATGTCACGGTCAAGATTGACGGCATCGCAGCATCCGCTGCCAGCGTGATTGCGATGGCTGGTACAAAAGTACTGGTCAGCCCGGTGTCCATGATGATGATCCACAATCCCATGACCGTAGCGATGGGCGATACCGCAGAGATGCAGAAAGCCATCGAGATGCTTGGCAGCGTGAAGGATTCCATCATCAACGCCTATGAGATCAAGACCGGGCTGTCCCGCGCCAAGTTGTCCCATCTGATGGACGCGGAGACCTGGATGGACGCAAACAAGGCGGTGGAGCTTGGCTTTGCCGATGATATTCTCAAACGCTCCGATGTACCGGAGGACATGGAGCCGCCTGCGGTGTCCATGCTGTATTCCAAAGCCGCTGTGAGGGGCTCCCTGATGGATAAGATCGCGGCAAAGTGTAAAACCAACCCTAAGAAAACCGAAGATTCCAAACCTAAGGGCCGCTCTGTAGACAGTCTCTACGAGCGGCTCAATCTTTTGAAACATTAAGGAGGATACCACTATGACGATTCTTGAACTGCGCGAGAAGCGCGCCAAAGCCTGGGAAGCTGCGAAAGCCTTTCTGGATTCCCACAGAAACGATAAGGGCGTCCTGTCCGCCGAGGATGACGCCGCCTATACCCGCATGGAGCAGGAGATCACCGACCTGGGCAAGGAGATCGCCCGCCTGGAACGTCAGGAGGCGCTGGAGGCGGAACTGAACCGCCCGGTGAACAAGCCCCTGACGGGTAAGCCCATGAGCGGCAAGGAGGAGACTAAGACCGGCCGCGCCACCGATGAGTACCGTTCTAACTTCTGGAACATGATGCGCTCCAAAGCACCGATGCCCTCTGTGGTAAATGCCCTGCAGATCGGGACGGACTCCGAGGGCGGCTATCTGGTACCGGACGAATATGAGCGCACCCTGGTAGAGGCACTGGAAGAGGAAAATGTATTCCGCCAGCTTGCCAGGGTGATCCAGACCTCCAGCGGCGACCGGAAGATCCCGGTGGTGGCGACCAAGGGAACCGCCTCCTGGATCGATGAGGAAGGCGCCTACACGGAGAGCGATGATTCCTTCGGCCAGGTATCCATCGGGGCGTATAAGCTGGGGACGATGATCAAGGTTTCCGAGGAACTGTTAAACGACAGTGTCTTTGACCTGGAAAGCTACATCTCCCGTGAATTTGCCCGCCGTATCGGCGCCAAGGAGGAGGAAGCCTTCTTTACCGGGGACGGTTCCGGCAAACCCCTGGGCATCCTGGCAGCCAGCGGCGGCGCAGAGACCGGCATCACTGCCGCATCTGCCACCGCGATTACCGCCGATGAACTGATCGACCTGTTCTACTCCCTGAAATCGCCCTACCGCCGCAACGCTGTGTGGGTGCTGAACGATTCCACCATCAAGGCAGTCCGTAAACTGAAAGATGGCAGCGGCCAGTACCTGTGGCAGCCTTCCCTGACTGCCGGAACGCCGGATACCATCCTGGGCCGTCCTGTGCGTACTTCGGCCTATATGCCCGCCATCGCCGCCAGCGCAAAGACCATCGCTTTCGGTGATTTCAGCTACTACTGGATCGCAGACCGCCAGGGACGTTCCTTCAAGCGCCTGAACGAACTGTATGCGGCAAACGGTCAGGTGGGCTTCCTCGCTTCCCAGCGCGTGGACGGCAAGATGATCCTGCCGGAGGCTGTCAAGGTGCTGGTACAGAAAGCATCGTAAGGGAGGGCTGACAGATGAGTTACAACGGAAAGAACTACATGGAGCAGGGCGGCGATAAGTGGGTGATCGGAGGCACCCTCGAAATCAAGGAGGGGGCTTCTGTTACCGGTTTGCCCGCCGCCGAGGTTCCCCAGGCGGCAAACCAGGCAGACAGTGTTGCGGAGGATGTTTCCACTCTGGTTTCTGATTTCAACGGCCTGCTGGCCAAGCTGAAGGCAGCGGACCTGATGGCATCCAGTTAAGGAAGGGGGCGGCGGTGATGGACACTCTGCTGGAAAAAGTCAAAGCAAACCTGATTCTGGAACATTCGGTGGATGACGCGCTTTTGCAGAGCTACATCACCGCCGCTGTTTCCTACGCGGAGAGCTACCAGCATATCCAGGAGGGCTATTACACGGAGAATGCGATGCCGGCCACCACCGAACAGGCGGTGATCATGCTGGCATCGCATTTCTATGAGTCCAGGGACGGTTCCACGGGCGGATTCTTTGCTGATAACACAAACGCGGCACAGCAGGTCTGGAACACGGTCAACCTTCTGCTTCGGCTCGACCGAAACTGGTGCGTTTAGCACCAGTGGGGTCCCCGGAAAGCCGTATGGCTTTTTGGGGAGAGGAGGAACAACGGAATGAGCGAGCTTTTCGTGCCCCAACGGAAACGAGCGATATGGAGTTTGTGACGACGAGGAAGGTGTGACATGAGCTTTGGAAAGATGAACACCTTCATCTCCATTGTGGAAAAACAGTTCACGCAGGATGATGAGGGCTTTAAGACGGAAACGGATGTGACCGTGGCAGAGGTACGCGCTTACCGGGAAGGCCGGCACGGCAGTGAGAAATGGGCCAACATGGCATCCTTTTCCACTGCCACCGACCTTTTTCAATTCCGCGTGATACCCGGCGTTACGGTCACAACCGATATGCGCATCCTCTGTGACGGGCATACCTTTGAGATTACTTCGGTGGAGGATATCAAAGGCAGGGGGATGTATCTGGAAGTACTGGTACAGGAGGTGAAACCAGGTGGCTAAAGCGACATGGAGGATGCCGGATGATTTCCTGATGAAGGTATCCCGGCTGGCGGATAAAACCGATGAGATTCTCCCGAAGGTGCTGGAGGCGGGTGCGGAGGTTGTGGAGGACAAGGTGCGCTCCAACCTGCAGGCGGTTATCGGCAGCGGGACGAAGTATGAGTCCCGAAGCACCGGGGAGCTTCTTCGCTCCCTTGGCACATCTCCCGCCCTGCAGGATAAGAATGGGGACTTCAATGTGAAGGTGGGCTTTTCCGAGCCAAGGTCGGACGGCGACAGCAACGCCAAGATCGCCACCATCCTGGAATACGGCAAAAGCGGCCAGCCTGCAAAACCCTTCTTAAAACCGGCCCGTTCCTCTTCCCGGAATGCTTGTATCAACGCCATGAAGGCGAAGCTGGACGAGGAGGTGGAGAAGATTTGAATCTGCTTTCGGAAATCAAGGCTGCGGTCACCGGCTGCGGACTGTCTGTGGAGACAGGCGTGTTCTCCGGGGAGCCGCCGGAGGAATATGTGGTGGTTACGCCTTTGGCGGATACTTATGAACTCCACGCGGATAACCTGCCGGGGTATGAAACCCAGGAGGCGCGGCTCTCCCTGTTCTCCAAAGGAAACTATCTGAAGAGGAAGAGGCAGCTTTCAAAGGCGCTCCTTGCCGCTGATTTTGTGATTACGGACAGGCGGTACATCGGTCATGAGGACGATACCGGCTACCACCACTATGCCATTGACGTGGCAAAACTGTATGGATTGGAGGAATGAACTATGGCTACCATTGGCCTTGATAAACTTTTCTACTCGAAGATTACCGAGGGTGTAAATGGCGATGAGACTTACGCCGCCCCGGTGGCTTTGGCAAAAGCCATGACCGCCGAGCTTTCCGTGGAACTGGCGGAAGCTACGCTGTACGCGGATGATGGCGCGGCGGAGGTCGTGAAGGAGTTCCAGAGCGGGACGCTGACGCTGGGTGTGGACGATATTGGGAAAGGCGTGGCGGAAGACCTGACCGGGGCGGTGATCGATGAAAACGGCGTCCTGATCTCCGCATCGGAGGACGGCGGCGCTCCGGTTGCCATCGGCTTCCGGGCCAAGAAAGCAAACGGCAAATACCGCTATTTCTGGCTGTACCGCGTGATTTTTGGTATCCCGGCCACCAACCTGACCACCAAGGGCGAGAGCATCGAGTTTTCCACCCCTTCCATCGAGGGGACGGTGACCCGCCGCAATAAGGTGGACGGCCAGGGCAAGCATCCCTGGAAAGCGGAGGTGTCCGAGGATGACTCCGGTGTGTCTCCCACGGTTATTTCAGGCTGGTACGATGAAGTCTATGAGCCGTCCTATGCGGATCAGACATCTGACACAGGCGGCGAAGGGTAAGGAGGTTTTGAGATATGGATGAAAGAACAGCTACTGTCAATATCGGCGGGCAGGAATATGAAATGCTCCTGACTACCAGGGCGACCAAGGCCATCGCCGGACGCTACGGCGGATTGGAGAACCTGGGCGAGAAACTGATGAAAGCGGAGAACTTTGAGATGGCGCTGGACGAGATCGTGTGGCTGATTACCCTTCTGTGCAACCAGCCGATCCTCGTCCACAACCTGAAACATCCGGAGGACAAAAAGCCGGAGTTGACCGCCGAGGAGGTGGAACTTCTCACCTCCCCAATGGAACTGACGGACTATAAGGACGCCATCATGGAGGCCATGTACCGGGGTACGAAACGGAATATCGAAAGTGAGCCGGAGGGAAAAAACACGGCGGCCGGGTAAGTGATGAAGAATTGTTTACCCGGCTTTTGTATTACGGGACGGCGCAGCTTCATCTTTCCCTGGATGAAACCATGCTCCTTCCATTCGGCCTGCTTATGGACCTGTGGGAGTGCCACAGGCAGTTTTTGGGGCTTGCGAAGCCAAAGCAGGAACTGACGATTGATGATGTCATTCCCTATGGAATTTAGCGCGAGAGGAGGTGCGGCTTGTGGCGGACAATTTTGGCCTGAAAATCGGCATTGAGGGCGAGAAGGAATTTAAAAAGGCTTTGTCAGAGATCAACCAGTCCTTCAAGGTGCTGGGTTCCGAGATGAAGCTGGTTTCCTCGCAGTTTGACGCCAACGATAAATCCATCCAGGCTCTTTCCGCAAGGAATACCGTTCTGAACAAGGAAATTGACGCCCAGCGCCAGAAGGTTGAAACGCTGCGGGCTGCCCTCCAAAACGCATCCGAGTCCTTTGGGGAAAACGACCGCCGGACGCAGAACCGGCAGATCCAGCTTAACAACGCGGAAGCCGCCTTAAACGGCATGGAACGGGAACTTTCCGCCAATGAGCGGGCTATTGAGTCCCTTTCCCAGCAGGAGACGGAGGCGGCGGACGCCACAGAGCGGCTTTCCCAGGAGATTTCCCGTCAGGAAGAGGAACTGGCCGGGATGAAACGCGCCTATTCCAATGCGGTTCTGGAGTACGGGAAAGTCTCCAGCGAGGCAAAGGAACTGGAGGGACGCATCTCCCAGCTTTCCGGGGAACTGCGGGAAAACCGGGAGCGGATGAAGGATGCCGGGGATGTGGCAGAGGATTTCGGCGATTCGCTGGAGGACGCCTCCAACGGTGCGGATAAATTAGGCTCCGGCCTTTCGGTCGCCACGGTGGCGATGGGCAACCTCATCTCCTCCGGCATCCAGGCGGCGTTAAGCGGCATCCAGGAGCTTGGCAGCGCCATCTGGAACCTGGACGAAGCCACGGAGGAATACCGGGTGGCCCAAGGCAAGCTGACTACCGCCTTTGAAGCGGCCGGCTACAGCGGCGAAGCGGCGCAGAAGTCTTACAACGAGTTTTACAAGATCCTTGGCGATACGGATACGGCAACGGAAGCCTCACAGCTTTTGGCACAGCTTGCCCAAAACGAGCAGGACATCACCAAGTGGACAAACATTGCCGCAGGCGTTTACGGCACTTTTGGCGATGCCCTCCCCATCGAGGGCATGATCGAGTCCGCCAACGAAACAGCCAAGGTGGGACAGGTTACCGGCTCCCTGGCGGACGCCTTAAACTGGGTGGGCATCAGCGAGGATGCCTTCAACGAAAAGCTGGCGGCCTGCTCCAGTGAAAGCGAGAGAAACCGCCTGATCATGGAGACCCTCTCCGGAGCCTATGATGAGGCGAGCGGCGCGTTTTACCGCAACAATGAGGCGATGGTGGCTTCCAGAGAAGGACAGGCGCAGCTTGATGCGACCCTGGCGGGGCTTGGGGAAACCATCTCCAATGTAAAAAACAGCCTCCGGGCAGAGTTCCTCCCGGCAATCTCGGAAGCCATCTCCGCCTTTACCGACATGGTCAACGGCGTGGACGGGGCGGATGAAGCCTTCGCCGGGGCCATTACGGGGCTGGTGAACACGGCGGTTTCCATGCTGCCGCAGTTTGTAAACACCGGGATGCAGATGCTGACCTCGCTGCTTTCCGGCATCATCCAGAGCCTTCCGGCTGTGATGGAAGGCGCGGCGCAGATCATCGTCACGCTGGCCCAGGGCATCGCGGCGGCGGTTCCCACGCTGATTCCGCAGATTGTCCTTGTGGTTACCCAGATCGTGCAGACCCTGATCGAAAATCTGCCGATGATTCTGGACGCGGCGCTGCAGCTTATCATGGGGCTGGCCCAGGGGCTGCTTAATGCCATTCCGGTCCTGATTGCAGCTCTGCCCGCCATCATTACGGCGATTGTGGAGTTTATTGTGGGGGCGATCCCACAGATCATCAATGCCGGGATACAGCTATTGACTTCGCTGGTCTCCGCGCTGCCGGAGATCATCGCGGCCATTGTAGCGGCGATTCCGCAGATCATTGACGGGCTGGTGACCGCCATCCTCGGCAGCATCCCCCAGATCATTGACGCGGGTGTGAACCTGCTGATTTCCCTGATCCAGAACCTGCCGGCCATCATTACTACCATTGTGGGGGCAATCCCACAGATTATTTCCTCGCTGGTAAATGCCATCTTAAACAGCATCCCGCAGATCATCCAGGCAGGCGTGCAGCTATTCGTGTCGCTGATCCAGAACCTGCCCACCATCATCGTGGAGATCGTAAAGGCGGTGCCGCAAATCATTGCGGGGATTGTGAATGCCTTCACCTCATCGATGGGGCAGATCGTCAACATCGGCAAGAACATCGTGCAGGGGCTGTGGCAGGGTATCCAGAGCCTTGCCGGATGGATCTGGGACAAAGTCTCCGGCTGGATTTCCGGCATCTGGGACGGGATCTGCAGCTTCTTTGGCATCAACTCGCCCTCGAAGGAAATGGCCTGGGTGGGCGAGATGCTGGGCAGGGGCCTTGCCGGCGGTATTGAGGACAGCGCCGGTGAAGCGGTCAGCGCCGCAGAGGATCTAAACAACGGCATCCTGGGCGTGATGAATGGCCTGGCGGCGGATATGCAGTCCGCAGTCCCGTCAAACTTTGCCTTTGACACAGCCGGGGCGGTGGGTTCTGTGGCCGGCAGTATGGGCGGAACAGGCGGCTCCTCTTTTGGAACCCTCATCACCATCCAGCAGATGATCGTCCGCAGCGAGGATGACATCCGCAGGATTTCCCAGGAACTATACAACCTGATCCAGACCGGCTCCCGCGCCCAGGGACGGTTCAGCACTGCTTAGGGCTCCCGCAAAGCCGTATGGCTTTGTGGGAAGAGGACGAGCAACGGAATGAATGAGCTTTTCACGCTTGCGTGGAAACGAATGATATGGAGTTTGCGAGGACGAAAGGAGGTGCCTTTGTGGGCTTTTCCTATAACGACATCACATCCAAGAGCATGGGCTTAAAGGCAAGGCTGACCTCCTGGCAGGTCAGCGGGAGTCTGCGGAACTTTACTACAACGGTTCCCGGTAAATACGGCGTGACGGATTTCGGCGCGGACTTTGACTACCGGGAGATCGTGGTCTCATGCAGCATCTTCCCCAGGCACAGTTTTTCCGCCCTGGTTTCCACGCTGGACGATATCGCCGCATGGCTTGACCCGGTGGGCGGCTTAAAGCAGCTCATCCTGGATGATGTGCCGGACCGGTACTTCATGGCAAGGCTGAACGCGGCGGTGGAGTGTGAACGGCTGCTGCGTTCTTCCGGCAGCTTTGACCTGACCTTCTTCTGCCCGGACCCCTTCGGCTATGCCATCGAGGATGAGACCTTTTCCATCACGGAAGCAGGAAACAGCACGGTCACGCGGCTGATTGGGAACATGGAGTCCAACCCCATTTACCGCATTGAGGGCGAGATTACCTCCGGGGCAGGCAATTCCATCAGTATTACAACCAACGGGCAGGAATTGAAGATCGTCAATGCCTCCCTTGCGGCGGGAGAAACGCTGGTGGTGGATACCGACCGGATGACCGCCTATGTGGAGGACGCGGACGGGATGATCCTGCGGAACGCCCTGCCGTATCTGGAGGAACTGAACTTCCCCACGCTGGCGGTGGGGAGCAACACGGTTTCCGTAACGGCGGCAAACGCCACGTTTACGGGGCTGGAAATCCAGGCAAGGAGCCGATGGAGGTGAGCGGCAATGGCACTGAAAACGATACTGAACAAACAGACGGATTTTACCGGGGAGTTCCCGGAAGAATGGGCAAAGGGCGGCCTGTGGCGGTTCAATGAATCGGACCCGGATGAGGACGACTGCCTTTTGGATTCCTCCGGCATGGGACGGGCGGCATATATCAATAACTGGAGCGGCACCAGTGCGTCCCTCTCCGCAAACCGCATGGGGAATTATATCCGCATGAACATTGTGAACCCGTCCTCCGAGCAGAACTATCTGAAGGTGACCAATGATGGCAGCATTTTTGCAGAGCTTGGCGAGCGTATCCTCTGTGGCGGCTGGATGTCGCCGACTACTTATTCCGTGGGGAACACCTATTGCCCGATCTTCAATACCCGGTACGGGCCGGGGCAGCCGATTTTCTACCTGTCCCTCATCCGTGGCAAGCCGAGGATTATGCTCTACAACGATACCGGTTCTTTGATTCTGGACGAGTCTGTAGAGCCGCCTTTTTCCCTGGTCAACGGCGGCTGGTACTTTATCGCCTGCCTTATCGAGCCAAATAACAAGACGGCACAGTATGTGGTGGGCGACCGGGGCAGCGGCACAGTGTGGGCGTCGGAGGTGCTTTCCTTTACCGGGGAACTGAACCGCTCCTGCACAGCAGATCTGATTCTTGGAATGCACGCCGATTCCTACTGGTATGCCGGAGGGCTGGACGACTGGTTTTTAGACTGCGATACCCAGCTTACCGCAGAGGATTTGATGGACTATTTCCGCTCCTCACTGATGGCGAATGCCGGAGATACTTCCGGGAGCGTGGATGGCATCACCGAGCCGGGAGCAGTCACGCTCCGGGCATCAAGCGGCGTTTACCCATCCGAGGGTGTGCTGACCACAGCGGCGGCCGGCTGCAATCTCTCCGGCACGGGACGTGTGTCTGTGACCAGCGAGTATATTTCCGGCACAACAGCAATCAGTCTGATTGAAACTTCCACCAGCGACGATCTGACCGATTGGAGCGATTGGACGGCAGTCCCGGCAGACGGACGGCTGACCTCCCCTAACCGGGCATATATCCGTTTCCGGGTAACGCTGACTACCACAGATACCTCCCGGACGCCAAAGCTCATCGACATCCGGCTTTACGACATCCCGAAAGCACCCTATGAGAAGATCGGCTATGCCCGTCCGGTGGTGCTGGACAGTAATGGGGCATGGGAGGCGGTGCTGGAAAACGCCTATGACATCATTGTGACCAGCGAGATCAACGGCGAGGACACCCTTTCCTTTAAGATTCCCTATCGGGACGGCAAGCGGGGCTATATCGACAGTGAGAAGAAGATCCAGATCGTGGATGATGTGTATAAGGTACGGACAGTTACCGACACCAGGGACACGGACGGCAGTGCCGTCACAGAGGTGTACGCGGAAGCGGAGTTCTATGACCTGACCTTCTCTGTCCGCAAGGAGGAATGTACCTTTGAAGCGGAGTACCCGGAAACGGCGATGGCATACGCCCTGGAGGGTACGGAATGGAACGTCGGCACAGTGACGGTGCGGACACAGCGCACCTGGACCAGTACGGAGAAAAACGCTTTGTCCATCCTTCGGAATATCGCAGACCTCCACGGCGGCGACCTGGTCTTTGACTGCCCGAACCGGCTGGTGCATCTTCTGACGGTCAACGGCAAGGACAGCGGCGCCCTTTTTGCCTACAAAAAGAACATGAAATCCATCCAGCGGGTGGTGGACACCAGGGAGCTTGTGACAAGGCTCTATGCTGTGGGCGCGGAAGGGATGACCTTCGCGGACATCAACGGCGGCAAGCCCTATGTGGAGGACTTTACTTATACCAGTGAAATCCGCATCTCCACCCTGGACTGCTCCTCCTTCACGAACCCCTACCAGATGAAGGAATACGCTGAGATGCGTCTGGCGCAGTACGCCAAGCCTACCATTTCCTATGTACTGAATGCGATGGATTTGTCGGTGCTGACGGGCTACGAGCATGAAGCCTGGGAACTGGGAGATTATGTCCGGGTAGAGGATAAAGAACTGGGACTTTCGGTCACCACCAGGATTGTCCGCCGGGAATACAATCTGCAGGAGCCGTGGAACACGGTGCTGGAACTTTCCACCACGCTCAAAAACCTGGGCAGCTCCGCCAGCCAGTGGGACAATGCGGCGGATTCCCTGGAAGGCACCAGCATGGTGTCCAATAACGATATCCGGGAAATGGTGCCTTTCAACCTGCTGCGGAACTCCCGCGCCGATGACGGGCTTGCCTATTGGGTCAGCTCCGGCTTTGAGGCGGACAGCGAAAACGGCGCGTCCGGCACGGCGTCCTTTAGGGCGGAGGGTGTGGCCGGCATGACGAAAAGCCTGTCCCAGACCGTTTATCCCGCCAACCGCTCCAGCTACACCCTGTCGGCGCAGATCGGCTCGGAAAATCTGGAGAAGTTAAGCGAGGATTCCCAGGTGGGCATTGAAGTGGTGATCGAGTATGAGGACGGCAGCACGGAGAGCCGGTTCATTGATTTGTACTGATGGAAGGAGGACGGCATGGCATATTTATCTTCAACTTCCGCCAGGATTACGCCGGAAAACTATTCCGCCAGGGTCAAGTCCATCACGGTTCGGGTGTGCATCACGAACTGCACCGGGACGCTTTTTATCACGGACATCCTCCTGCAGGCAGGGTCCGTGGTGACGGGATGGGTAGGCCATCCCTGCGAGATGAAGTGGACGCTGGATGGCTGAGATTGCTTTTATCCGGCTGGCGGAGGTCGTGGGCCGGAAACAGGATATGCGTGTCGTGAGCGTTACCGTGAAGCCTACCATTGCGGACTGCTCCGGCACGATCTATTTTACCGACCTGATGCTCCAGGAAGGCCCGGCGCTGACGGGATACACGCCACATACCGAACCATTCCTTAAAAAGCTGCGTGTGGACGGCGAGGTCAAGGCCCCTGTCTGGTTCAACGGTGTGGTGCGGGGCGAGGAAACGGTCATCCTCTTTAATCTTGGGGAGACTTCCGCTGGGCTGGATGTGCATTTGTACCCCAAGTCCGACCTGGAAGCGGGGGCAGTTTCCCTCTGCCAGGGCGTGGGCGGCCAGAAGGTATCCTTCCCCAACGCCGTCCCCGCCGAAGCGGACCTTGCTCTGCTTGCCAGCACACGGCAGTGTACCAAAAATGGCAGCCCGGAGAAAAAGGAGGGCTTTTACCAGTACAGCGCCGCCTGGGATTCCAAGCATAAGGTGACGCTCCCGGAAGGGAAAACGGCGCGGGTGCTGTTTGAGATGCAGGAAATGCAGGATGGAGGTGAGCCGATCTGATGGACACACTGAAAGGCAAACAGATCATGGTATGGACGTTCATGGGCAATGCCCGGATGTACGAAGCCCTCCGGGACTACGGCGACCGCATCAGCCAGATCGGGCTGTTCTCCTTTAAGGTGCGGGCCACCGGGGAGATTTACGAGAGCGGCGTGGCGATTTCGGATATGCTCACCTACATCAACAAATGGCCCCATATCAAGTGGCTGCTGACGGTGGCCAATGACGGGGCGAACAGCATCTTCCGCGCCCTGCGGGACAACACGAACGGAGCGCAGGACAGGTTTCTTTCGGAGATCGTCCGCATCATGGAGAAGTATCCCTGGTGCGATGGCATTGACATCGACCTGGAACGTGGGGACGGCTATTCCACCCACGCAGAGTCCACGGCGATGTTCCGCAATATCTACAATACGGTGAAAGCCTATGACCCCGCAAAGCACATGAACATCTGCCTGCCAGGGATGACTTCCGTCAACGGCTCGGTGGGCGGTGAGAACTGGTGCGTTTACGGCGACTTGGACGCTTACTGCGATACTGCGTCCATCATGTCCTACGGCATGGCTTGGGCAGGCTCCGCGCCGGGGCCGGTTTCTCCGAGAAGCTGGCTGGAGGGCATTTACGATTACGCCACGCAGGTGATGGACCCGGACAAGATTTTCCTGGGGATGCCGGCCTACGGCTGGAACTGGCAAATCTATGACACGCCGGAGAACCTGGGCGAGACCTACCGGGGCGTTTCCAACACCTACTACGCCGCGAGGTACTGGATGACGGGAGCGTACAACTTCACGGGTGACGCGCCGCCCCAGCCCTTTCTCCCTATCGTGGCCTATTGGGATGATTATGACAAGGTGCCTTACGCCTTTCCCCATGTCTACGATTACATGGAAGGAGCGGACGCAGTTTCCCGCGAGTACCCTCAGCTTGCGGACACATACAACCGCAGGCGATACCTGACCGCCTATAGCAAGGAGCAGAAGACGGAGTTCGGGAACATCCTCATCGACCGGGATGCCAGCGATTACTCCGGCGCGTCTGGTATCGTTTCCATTGAAAACGGCATCGCAACCCTGGGTGATAACGGCTCGGTGACCTACAGTTTTACGGTGAACGCAGCGGGAACTTACGATGTGGCGGTGCGGCTCTGCTATCCCTTCTGGGATAAGAACGGCATCTATGCGGCGCTGGACGGCAGCACAAAGCACTTCACGGAAAGCCGCCTGTGGTGGCCGTACTGGCGGAGTACCTTCTGGGCGTCCCTCGCAAGCGGCGTAACGCTTTCGGCCGGGACACACACCATTACCATTTCAGTGGATGCCAAAGGCGTCCAGTTTTACGGCTTCCGCGTCTGCTCGGCTTTTTCCGAAGAACCTACCGCCGGGGAGGCTGCCTTTGCCCTTGCGCCCAGGAGCTTTAAGGATGTGGACGGCAATATGGCCGTACCCGATAAGGGCTTTAAGCTGACGCTGGAAATGCTCCGCAGGAAGCCGGACTCGGCGCTCATCTGGTATGAGGACTTCCAGGATTACGGCATGCTGGAGACGGACTACTGGACGGTGCGCTCCGGCTCCTTTGAGGTGTGGCGGTCGGATGAATATTCGATGGAGCGTGTCTACTCCCAGCTTGAAGGGCATGGGGAGCTTGCGTGGCAGTATGACGGCTTTTCGGAGCTGCATCTGCGGGCAAGGCTGGCTTTCCCGGCAAACGGGAGCGGACGGGCCGGCGTATTCTGCGGCAGCCTGTTCTGCTGCTTAAACTACGACACCCAGGCGGTGGAGCTGTACAACGGTTCCACGCTCCTTGGCAGCTACAGCCAGGAGATCGCAAGGACTTCATCGGCGGACCTGCGGAACAATCCCTCTATGTACACGGTGGAGATGCGCGTCCGTGGGAACCGGGTGCGGGTGTATTCCGGCTCCTCCTACACCCTGCGCTTCACGGCGACAGCCAGCGGCTTTTCCGGGGGCTACGCCGGGTACCGCTCGGACAACACCACGGTCTGCGAACTTCTGCGTCTGGGGGACGCCTGGAGCTACGAGCCGTATGAGCGGTTTGATGTGGAGATGCCGGACGGCAGCTTCAAAAGCTACGGCAGGATCAACCGCTCCAACTGTACCTGGGATGAGGAGTTCCAGGTGTTCACGCTGACCTCCGATGTGGAGGAAACATCCACCCGGAGCGAGGACATCTCCCTGGACTACGACTTTTTCCACTCTGACCTTTTGGAGATTTCCTGCGGCGGGAACTACACGGCGAAGGTCATACCAAAGGACATCAACATCTGGATCTCCCGGCTGTTCCTCGGGGACGCGGACGGCTTTTCCATCCTCTACTACCAGGACGTGGATTCCCTCATCTATTGGGCGAACCAGGCGGCGTACCGCTGGAAGCTCCGGGGGATGTGTATGTGGTCCTTGGGGCAGGAGGATATGCGTTTATGGGAATATCTGCCCAAGCAGATATGAGCATGGGGACCCCGGCAAGTCGTAAGACTTGCTGGGGAGAGGACGAGCAGCGGAATGAGTGAGTTTTCGTGCTTGCACGGAAACGAGCGATATGGAGCTTGTGAGGACGAGGAAATGGCTGCCGAAGCAAACAGAATAACTTACGGGAACTGGCGACTGTCCTGCTGGGCGGCCGCTTTTTTCATACACAAAACCATTTCAAGAAACGGAGGTATCAACATGAAGGAACTTTGGAACACGGCGCAGGTGATCTTTGCCGCCATTGGAGGGTGGCTGGGCTATTTCCTGGGCGGCTGCGACGGGCTGCTCATCGCCCTGGTGGTGTTCGTGGCGGTGGATTACGTCACGGGCGTGATGTGTGCCATCTCGGACAAGAAGCTGTCCAGCGAAGTGGGCTTTAAGGGCATCTGCCGGAAGGTGCTGATCTTCCTGCTGGTGGGGATCGCCAACATCGTGGATGTACAGGTGGTTGGCACAGGCAGTGTCCTTCGCACGGCGGTCGTCTTCTTTTACCTCTCCAACGAGGGCGTGAGCCTTCTGGAGAACGCGGCGCACCTGGGACTCCCTGTGCCGGAGAAGATGAAGGAAATCCTGGAACAGCTCCATGACCGGGCGGAAACAGAAAACAGCAATCAGGAGGATGAGTGATT